GATGCATCGCCCTGTGATTGCTCAGTGGCAGTCACTGCCGGTGCGGAAGCGGCCGGAGCTGCACCGCCATCGGCAGGCTGCTCGTTGCAAAGTCGGCGATAAAGTAAACGTTCAAACAAATTCATGATCACTCCTGTTTAGCGGCTTCATCAGCCATCTTCAGATAGAGTTCGGGGCAGCAGGTCATAACGCGCTGAAACAGCGCCAGCGCCAGATTGCGCTGCCCTTCGTTGAAAGCTGTGATATGCGGATCAGCGGCAAAGCAGGCGGCAAACACCTTTCCCTGTCCAAGCACCTGCCACACAACGCGGCGGCCACGCTCGGAGCCCATAACAAAACGGATATCTTCGGCGTCTCGCTCTTCGCGCTCTGCCATGCGCTTCAGTTGCTCAGCGCTCGGCTGTTCATCTTCATAGAGGTCTGTCATTGCTGATTACCTCCCGCCGCTGCGCGGGTGAGCGCTGTCAGTGCGCTTGGATCTGATGTTTGCGCTTCGCTTAGAGTCTTGGCGCCCTGCGCCGCCGCCATTGCCATGGCTGCGTTTTGCTGCATCTGTTGCTGTTGTGCGCGGTCCTGGCGGATTTTGTTCACCTGCTCCTGAGGAAGGATGACCGTTGCAGATACCCCGGACATGTCGGCGAACGTGTCGATCGCCTGATCCACGTTCAGCTTGTCGAGCGCTTCAGGTTTCGCCGCTGCAAGCTGACCGATAAACGTCACGGTATTGGCGAGGCTGGACAGGCCGATAGACTTCTGCGCCTGCGCCATAACGGAGATGTATTCCACGCGCAGCGGCGTGCCGCTAAGCACATCCGGAGGCGGAGGAAGCATGTTCTTTTTCACCATCATCGAGAAAGCGCGGTCAATCAGCGGGTTAAGGCATTCGTCGTTGAGACGTTCCAGAACCGGACCGAGCATCAGTAACTTTTCCTCTTTCATCTCGATAACAGCTTCAACCGGCATTGAGCGCGTGTTGATTTGCTGCAGCATCATGAACAGGTCAACGAAGTAGGCGCTGTTGATCACCTGCCGCGTATCCTGAATGTCGGCCAGCAGGTCGGCCGTGTTCGGGTTAACCAGGTAAGCAGGTTTGAAGCCATCCTGATTGCCCATCTGGTCGATATACGTGATGTCGCCAGGCAGCAGGGAAACTCGCTGGTTTTTAAGCGATGAAGGCCCGACCATAGGCGGATTAGTGGCTTTGTCGATCAGTTGTGACTTGCGCTTCTGCTCAAGCTGAAGGGCTTTAACCTGACCAAGGGCAATCATGCCAGGGCAGGATGAACCGTAGACGTCCTCGCCGTTGACTTCCCAGCGCGGCGCCATGATGGGGAATTCGTCGTAGCCTGATTCGCGCAGCACTTTGTCACTGTCGCCGCCAACCTCGAAATAGACGGACTTATACAGCTTGTTTTTGCTGTCGAGCTTTGCCGTATCGCGGTTTATGTTCGGGAAAACAGAGTGCATCACTTCGATCCACTGCTCGTAGTTGCCCGACTCCCACATGCTTTTAACTGACGTGCTGACCTTATCCAGGCCAAATTCCATGACGATCTGACGAACGGTCATTGAGAACTTGCGAAAGCAGGTATCAACGCTCCCGCGTGGAGAGTTTGCCAGCCAGTAGCTGCCAATCGGGAACATCATCGTGCGGATAATGTCGTC